TTACGACCCCTTTTTTTTTAGCCTCCCCTTAGTCTGGGGTTATCTGCATTTTTAAGTCTCTTGGTTACAAATTGAGACGATTTCTTATATTTCATTACGTCCTCCATATCTGATACTATACGACTCAGGTATGCTGGTCTTACAACCTTGATTTTTCTTTTAGCTTCATTAAGATCTAATTCAAATTCATAATTAGATACAGGGAAAATGTTATCGTGAATGATAATATCACCATTAGCATCTCTAGCAGTTCCAGCATTGTCTATGGTTACTGCTGGATTTAGATTTACTCCACTATAAGGAATTGTTGTTTGTCTTAGAGGATTTCTTTCTAGATAACTTATATTGAAATTAGAGTTGACATATAATCCCCTCGGAACAACTAATCTGCCATTATCATCTAGTAATTGTTTAGTTTCATAGTGGTGTACCTCTGCTAATTTATCATCAGTTTTATACTTATCAAGAACAAATTTTCTAAAGTCATTCTCCGAAAGAGGCCATTGATCTCTTACCTTTGTGATATTATTTGCAAGTAATACAACCCAATCGAATCTAGGATCTCCATATAGTTTCTGTGCCACTTGCTCTGGTCTTCCATCACCTACGATTGTAAAATCATCAAAAGCAGTGACAACATTTAACATGTCATCACGGAGTTTAGGTCTTCTGAATAAATTTTTTACGGCTATAAATTCGTCATTAGAACTCCTATCGGTAGATCTAGAAACGTAATTGACATTCGGTAGATATGAAAAATATCCTTGCATTTTAGTATCCTACGTCAGCTGTATATGGTGAATCTTGTCTTATAACACTAATAGGCATCAAATCTCCAGTTGATTCGGGATCACCTGAGTCAAATGCTCTTCCCTTAGCAATATCAGAACTATAATCTGTATTGTATATAGGCTCTAATTCGTTAAATTTGAGTGACATCTGTACAGAAATTGGTTGACCACCCTCATATGCCATCCACATTCCCTCTGGAGTGTAGTTAAGGTTTATATCGGTTAAAGCACATGGTTTGAACTTGTTAACACCAAGAATATCTCTACCACCAGATGTAAGATACCTTAATCTGAATATGTTTGGAGTTCCCAAGAAGTAACTAGGACCACCAGCCTGTCCTGTTCCACCAGCCTCAGTACCAGTTTTTCCTGATACAAGTTTCTTTAGTTTTCTAGGAGCAGACCATTGTTTCAAAGCACGAATTATCATTCTTACTTGTGCCGCTTCCCTTCTATCTCTGGGACTCATCACCCAATTAAATTCAAATGATCTTAAAGATACACCAGCAAATAATAATTCTGTATTTGCATTTGCAATAACACCAGCAGATCTACTTAGTATAGTATCAGCACTGACATCGTATCCCATTTCGCCAACTAACTGACTAATTTCATTTGCCATCAGTTCTTGTCTACCAGCTTGTTGACTTAAACTTCTAGAAGTATTAATTGCATTTCTTACGAAACCAGTGAACTCACCAAGACCAAGTTTGGACATCACAATGTTTGCAATTCCAAAGTTAGATGATGCTCTTATTGCTTCCAGTGCTTGTAAGTTTATATTATCTTCCTCCCACTTTCTTGAGTTACCATCTATCATATTGTTAGGCATGGGTAGGTAGATCCCAGCACCTATTTTCTTTCTATATGGTGAAGATCTTTGAGCACCATATGCTGATCCTACATTCTTAGATGCAAATGATGTAGCATAGGGAGCCTGATATGAATAACATGTAATACTAAAACGATCCTGTTGATCAGACATATCCATAGGATATGATACTGCCGTAGCAAACATTACATCATCTGTTGAATCATAGTTACTGGATCCTCTGACTATAGCACCAGTAGCACCGCCTGGTAGTAGTAACTTATTTTCATTATCCAACTTTTTCTGTAATCTTTTAATTCTTTGCCATAGAGCAACTTGCTGTCTTCCTCCAGAATTTTCAGCTTTTATTTGTAATCTATTGATTTCTCTTTCAAGATCAGTTGAATAAGTGCTTTTTTTAGTGAACTCTGGTCTTTTATGACCAACTGCCTCGGCATGTCCTGTTACCTTCTGTTTTATATTATCGTTTATTTTCCCTGTAAATGTTGGTGGGTTTGTATCTAATTTTTCTAAGTTGGTTATAGTTACGTTTGATTGTCTTTTATTGTTCCTACCATATGTCTCAAACTCTTTTGCTGTAATCTTACTACTATCCCACACTCCATCTTTGTATATTGGTTCTGCCTGAGGTAAAACTTTACCAGAATCATCCACAGGTAGAATAACTGTAGTTCCAACCTCTTCATTTGGTTCTTTTTTATAAAAAACTTTATAGTTTTGAACCTCGCCATCAACTGTCTGCTGGATAGGGGTGTCAGTCCTTATCTCTTGGCCATATATCTTGGCATCATTTGGGAATACTGATTCTACGCTCATTTCTTCCAGTTAAAAGCTCTATATTTGGGATACTTCATACCATTTTGATTTATAAACTGTTCTGTTGGTAGTTTAGAAATCTCTCCCCAATCTTCTGATCTTGGAACTTTTTGTAAGTTTCCTATGCCAGAATACAGGTATTTGTGTATGGTATTTTTGGGAACTGATGCCCCGCCACCGCTATTTAGTAAGCTTACTGCAACCGCATCACGATAACTTGGATTTACATAGTGTAAATTGCATCCTAAGAACCCATCTCTATAGAAAGTTAGTGCAACTGCTAGTGGTTGAGTATCCCAAAAATCATATCTTTCTGGAAAAGATGGACTGTATGAGAAGAAAAATAGATCTCCAACAGTTATTCCAGCAGTATCTTGTGTGCTTATATCTGGATTTTGTACTTCCGATAAAGCATTAGACAGTGCATTAACATACCATGCACCACTTCTGTTTCTGTTACTGGCCTGTTGTTTAATATCTTCTGCGATCATGAGATATACCTAAATCGTCTTCGGTCATGATCTTAAATTCATACTTTCTATCAGCACAGTATTGTTCTGCTGCTTTCCACTTTGCCTCATTTACAACCCACGTCTGCACATCGTGATACCATGCTCTAGTTTTTCTCTTTGGGTTCTTGGGTGGAGCTTTACATTGTTTCTTGGGTTTCACTTCAATCACCACAGATCTTTTTTTGCCATTGGAATCAGCATACTTTATGAAAAAGTCTGGAAAGTATCGGTGCATCTTTCTGTCTATAGGATTTTTATATGGAATCCAAAATTCTTCTGACTGCCATTGACTTATATTCTCGGTCAGATCACAATATTCCATGAACTTTTTCTCCCAAAGAGAACGATAAATGATCTGAGTGGGATCACCTTTATACTTTTTTGTATGTTTTGGTTTAAATTTTCCCTTATAAGCCATATACATAGTATGGTATGTCATAATCTTATTTAGATGGCTGAAGATAGAACAGTACAAGGACACTTTCAAAAGATAGCACCATTTGGAGCTGATGTTACTACATCATCAATGAGATCTCCTCAAGGTCTTGACGTTGATTTTGCAGAAGATTTCCAAACCGCACTGGGAGCTCCCTCATTATCTACTTTTTATAAAGTAACTTTGGATCTCGCTAAGGTTGGTAGTAACGCACAGGCTGGAGTAGCTGGATTTAGAGAAGAGAATTCTTTAGAACAATACTTGACATCATGTGGTGTTTTTGATGATGTGTTGAGTATGAGAAGATTTGATTTACTTGCAACCGAAGCTATATTGCCTGGTGCTAGTATGGCTCTTGTACAGGAAGTTGGAAGTAGACAAGGTATAACTGAGAAATTTGCAACACAGAGAGCGTATAATGATATTGCTATAACTTACTATATCCCAGCAGACTATACATCATTGAGATTATTTCAAGAGTGGATTAATTTTATAAACCCACTATACTTTTCTTCTGGTGGCACTACTTCTACAAATGGAAGAGCGGGACACTTCAATGCAAGTTTAGATAGACATGGTTTCCATAGATTCAGATATCCTAATGAATATAAGAAAACTATGTCTATTACTAAATTTGAAAGAAACGTTGGAAGTCACCTATCTAGATTGAGAAACAATGGGATAGATGATCCAAAGAAAACTGTTTTTGCTGGAGAGAAGTTTCAACCAGAAGCTATAAGTTATAAATTCTTGAATATTTTCCCCACCGCTGTACAAGACGTTGCATTAACCTATCAAAATTCTACAGTGTTACAGGTGACAGTTGAATTTGCCTATGATAGATATGTTATAATATCTAATAAGAGTGAAGAAGGAGTGATGGAAGAAACTTTACCTAGAAGAGACGCACAAGGAAAAGGTCTTACAGATAGGGTACTACTTGATGGTGAAAAGGCGTTCCAGAAAAATTCCAACACAACAACATCACCATTAGGCACAAATGATCTAGTTAATGTCAACAGTAACATAGCTTAAAAAACCCCTCTAAATAATAAAGAATAATTACATATTATGCCTTTACCTAAGATTACGACCTCTGAGCATGAATTGGTATTACCTTCAAACGGAAAGACTGTAAAGTACAGACCGTTTCTAGTAAAAGAAGAAAAGATACTTATACTTGCTTTAGAAGGTGCAAACCAGAGAGAGATAACAAACGCAGTCAAACAAGTTATAAAAGCCTGCGTCATTACCAGAGGAATCAAGATAGAACAACTGCCTGCCTTTGATATTGAATACTTATTTTTGAACATCCGTGCTAAATCTGTTGGTGAATCAATAGATTTACTTGTGACATGTGGTGATGATGGAAAGACTGAGGTTGCAGTTAATGTTCCTATCAACGATATACAAGTTGTAAAATCTGAAGAACATTCTACAGATATTGAGATTGGCGGTGGATACACTGTCAAGATGAAGTACCCTTCTCTTAATCAGTTTATTGAAACTAATTTCACAGAGGACACTGACACTGTGGAACAATCATTTAGTATTATATCATCATGTATTGATATGGTTTATAATAATGAAGAGATGTTTACAGCAGCTGAGTGTACCAAAAAGGAACTCAAAGAATGGGTCGAATCATTGACATCAGCTCAGTTTGCAAAGATTGAAAAGTTTTTTGAGACTATGCCTAAGTTGCAACACACACTTAAGGTAGTCAATCCAAACACCAAGAAAGAGAATACTGTAGTACTAGAGGGGCTAACGGATTTTTTCGCTTAGGTATGTCTCATATCAATCTTGAGACATACTTTAAAATCAACTTCGCTCTCATGCAGTTCCATAAATATTCCCTATGGGAGATAGAAAATATGGCACCTTGGGAAAGAGACATCTATGTTGGATTACTTAGATTACATATTGAAGAAGAAAACCTAAAACAAAAAGCTAGAGAAGCACAAATCAAGAATGGCTAACTTGAAATCTGTTCTGAATATTGGTAAGAACCTTTCTAAAGCTAGAAAGAAAATAAAGTCTAGCAGCTTATTTGGTAAGGGTAGAAGTGCTCTAGAGAAGGTAAAGGGCAAGATCGGTACAGGTATTAGTAAGATAAAGGGTAGAAGTCTACTACCAAATACTAAGTTACTTGAACCAATCAGACCAGACCTAAAAGATGGTGGTGTCAGAAAAGTCAACAGACTTGTAGAGAGTAAAGTTCAGGCTCTTGTTCCAAAATTATCAGAGAAAGTAAGTAATAAAGCAAATTTATTTGACCCCAACGCATTTTTGGGTAAGATATTTGATGGCGGATTAAACTCACTAAACGGTTTTGCTTCTGGTTTAAATGGGTTGAAAGGATCTCTACAACAGAACTTAGAATTTATAAAGGAAGCGAAGGGTATACTTGTCGATCTTATTGACAAGATGGCTAAATCCAAACCAAAAAAGGCTGGAGGTGGATTCTTTAAAGGTCTTATAAAAACTGTTGCCAGAGTTGGATTGATGGCAATGGCATTGAAAGCTGCCCCAGCAGTCATGGGTGCTGCCGCAGTCGGGGGTAAACTAGCACTAGGTGCTGGATTAATTGCAGGCGGTGCTTTCATAGGGAAACAGTTATTTGGTAAGAAGAAAAAAGATGATCCTTCAATAACCCAGATGTTGAAAGAGATAGATGCTGAAAGGTTTAATGATGTAGTACAGAAGTATCAAAAAGAACTTAACTTAATAGAGAAGAGAGCGAGAAAGAACAAAAGGGACAAGGAAGATGATAAGGATAAGGATAAAGACAAAAAAGATGAGAAAACTGATCAGGTAGAAGAAACTAAGAAGGAGGAGACAGAATCTAAAGTAGAACCACAA